TATCATGTCTAAGTTCCAATGATTGAGTAAAGCCACGATTTTCTTTCTTGTACATTTCAAACATACGGCTGCCAGTCATTTTTGAATATTGCACATTGGCAATACGATCACATAACTTTACAAATACTGCATATGGAGTTGACCTGATTACTCTATAGTAATTATGATTTGCGCGGTCTTCTCGTGTTTTACCTTTTTCGTTTGAGCATGCATAAATAATATCTGCAGCCATTTCGCCAAGTTCTTGTTTAACATCATTGTAGGAAACGCGAGTATCTTCAATCAAGTCATGACCCCATGCTCCAAGAATTATACTTGGAAAATCTGGCTTATAGGTAATTAAGTGTTGGAATTTGTTTGCAACCTCCACGACCATTCTTAAATGGAATTCGTAAGGCAAGTACGTATCGTACATATGATTGGTATCCCTGTGTTGAGAGATGATCCAATCAATTTTTGGATTATCTTGAGCTTTCATAATTAATTCTTTATATTAATATACCCAAAGGTACATAATACTGAACTAACTATTTAAAATTAAAGACTGTTTTATAATGGGCTTTCACCTTTACAAAAATATCATCAGCTTCTTTTTTGCTTTCGTAAACTCGGATAAAAGAGTCCATTGCTTCAGCTAATGAAACTGTAAAATAGGTGCAAGTAGCAAAGGATCCTTCAAGAATTCGGTCCTCTAATACTTCGTGTATGCAGTGTTCTGGTTTATTGGTTGAGGTAAAAATAATTCCAAAGACTGTGTCTCTGTCAATTTTATGGATTAGGAAATAATGAGGAACTCCAACTATTGCTAAATAGAGAAGATCGTATTTTCGGATTACTTTTACTTTTGATTTTTTACTAGCTCCAGTAAAATTTACAACTTTACCGTCTGCCTGTAATTGATTTTCCAATTGATGAGATAGTGACTGTAATTTTGGTGCAAGCTCTTTTGCACTCCAGTTTGGTTTTGTATTAATATCCTTGATTAAGGCGTCTACTTGTTGAATCATTTGTTAATTTATAATATTATTTTGCATCATCCTCATGATGGTCGTTTGGTAATTCAAGGCACCTGATTGGACGGTCCCTCATTATTTGTAAAATTTCTTGTAAAGAATATGGCTCCAATAAATTACCATCCATTCCAACATCCATTGCTTTACCTGCATGTAACTTTAGGTCTGGCGGTAAATGCACATGCCCATGCAATTGAATAACTCCACGGTTCATATCGTGCCAACTTGCAATTGGGTAATGGCATAGTACAAAAGTTTTACGAATGGTTTCTTTAGCTTCTGGATTTAAAATATTAAGTTCAAGCCTAAGATAATTATTAACTGACTTAAATAGTTTTTGAATACCGCCCTTGTCATTCTCGATGTGATGGTCGTGATTTCCAAGTAGTAGATGAATGTTCTTACAGGTAATCTTTTGCCTAAACCCTTCAATATTCTCGTATCCTCCAAATGACCAATCTCCTAGATGAAATAGAATATCGTCTTCCCTAACTGAATTATTAATATTATCAATAATAACCTCATTCATTTGTTCAAGCTCGTCAAAATCACGAGTCTTACTACCCTCTACCCAATTAGACGTACCTCTACAAATATTAGAGTGCATGTAATGAGTGTCTGATGTAAACCAGACACGCTGATGCGGTTCAATCGTTAATTTCATCATGAGTTAATATCCTCCAAATTATTTACTACAAGTTCCTTTAGCTTGGCAAAGGTCTTGTCAATTGACCGATCTTCCAGATGGCTTAGAATTGCCAAATGAATTCGTTTTTCTAATTTAATAATCCTTGCAATTTTCCACCATGGACAAGCTAATAAGTCCAAACTAATACTTTCTATTTCATGAGAGCGCTTTTGATAATATTCAGTTGCGTCCATTAATTCCAGCATTATTTTAGAACGCAATTCTAATCTTGCCTCTAATATTGATATTTTTTCTTCTGGTGTCATATTAAATTCCGTTTTTTATACAGTACCTTAAATACAGTGCTTGTTGCCGAATTCCAAATTCTCGGGTTAATAAATTTGCTGGAGCATCTTCATGCACAACTAATGAAACGTATCCAGCCATGCGCTGTGAATTAAATTCTCGGGATCGACCTTGGATCATGCCGGTTTCCTGATCAGCAATTGCTTTTAATGCATTGGTTAATTCTTCAGCAGTCTCGCATGCATTAACCATTTCAAATTTATCTAAGTGTGTCATACTATTTAATTTTTAAACTTGAGTCTTTAGCTTCCCAGTCCTCAAAAGACCCCCAAGTTAAGTCATCTCCTCCAATATTACCATAGGCAATATTAACTTTACCGGTGTCGTCCTTTGAAACTGCAACCATTACACAACCTTCACACAATACCGAAATATAATGACCGATTGGAAGTTGATTAGCAATTTTAGGAACATCAATTTCTGGTTCAAAATCTTCTCCCCATAATTCGTGAGCACATTTATTACAAAAGTCTGCCATTTTATTTAATTTTTTTTATTTATAGTTTGAGTGTACAATTTCTAGTGCATATGAATTTATTAAAGGTCTTCCGGTATTATAACAACCCAATGCAAGTTCCCAACTACCGTATCGTTTTTTCAAATGTGCAAGCAGTTTCATTGAGGTCTCAACATTAAATTTCAGATCCGTCAATAATCTTTTTGCGGTAATCTTTTTGCCTGACTGCCAAATAAAGTTTGCAGTAGGCACCTGTACCTGCATTGCTCCGTGTGCAGCAGCCGACGAGGTTAGTGCTGGGTTATATGACCAATCAAATGCTCCATTGTATCCAGTTTCTTTATGAGCTACTCCATATGCAATATGAAATGGAATCTTGTACTTATCTGAATATTCCTTAAGGTGATCATACATTTGAACACAAGGTGGAGCACTTTCAATTGTTCGTGCTCCATCCGGTAGTCCAACAGTGGTTTCATTAATCTCATAAGTCCATATTGCTCCAAATAAGATTAAGCTACTTAATATCAATATGGTTTTTAATGAGGTCATTATTTTGTAGTTACTGGAACTGCTTGTTTATAAATACGATTTGCATAGAGATTAAAAATAACAATCCCTACTGAATCTTGATAAATTGAATAGATTCCAGTCTTTCGGTCAATTACCAATAATTCATTACGTTCGTTAATTGCAACAGATGTTGTGGTTAACGGTTTAATACTATCCCATTGAGATTTTCCAACCTTGTTTGTCATTACCCAATAGTAATAGCCAATAAAGAAACCGGCTAACATTGCAATGGCAACAATAATTAGGTTACCAAGTTTTTTGCCAAACACTCCTAGCTTCTTTAGAAATGCATCAATTAATTCTTTTTTGTTCATAGCTTTATTTTTTATGATTTTAAATAATATACCACTTTAATTTATAATTTTACTTCAAATCGATCTCGCATTTCTTGCACCCTTTCCTCAGGTACTCCATGTTGATTAATTCCGCCATGGCGGTTCTCAACAATTAGGGAGACTACTGTATACCCAAATTCTTTGGCTAAGTCTACATAGGCTTGCATTTCCCATTCACGAGTAAATGTATTTGATACAATTATTTCTGGATAATACTGACCGTTGGTTTGAATATTTTCTTCCATTGCAGTTTGTACACCAAGCCTACACCATTCATGGGCCTCTTTTAATTTAGCTCCATCAAACTTATAACCTCCATCTGGCGTATCAAAGAATTTATCAGCTTCAAAAATTACACCGCTATTCCATACAAAATTTGCGAACGAGCTTTTGCCTGCTCCAGGAACTCCACGTAGGAGTACTAATACTTTACCATGCATATATTATTATTTAGATTTTTTAGATTTTACAATCTCATCAATGATTCCGTATTTTACGGCCTCTTCTGCATTTAACCAAAAGTCTCTGGTTGCATCCTTCTTTACTTGATCAGGTTTTTTACCGCAGTATTTACCTAATAATACAAATAGTTCATGATTAACTTTTTGCCATTCAGCCCAGTCAACTTCAGCGTCTTGGATATTTCCGCTAAATCCACCAGAAGATTGATGTAACATTGTGGTTGAGTGCTTTAGGGAACTACGCTTACCCTTTGTGCCAGCACCCAAGAGAATAGATCCCATTGATGCAGCCATTCCAGTATTTACTGTTCGGATATCGGCTTTAATATAATCCATTACGTCTACCATTGAAAGTCCAGACTTAACTGATCCGCCTGGAGAATCAATATGCATTGTAATATCAGTACCATCAACTGAATCTAGGAACATTAACTGAGCCTGCACAATAGTTGACATATAATCATTTACTGGACCAGCAACCCAAAGAATACGGTCCCTCATTAATCTGGAAAAAATATCCATTTGAGTAACCCGTAACTCGCGTTCTTCTAAGATATAAGGAGTCATTGATGACTCAACTTGTTTACTGTAATAATCTAATTTCAATGAGGACACCCCGTGCTCGCTCATTGCATACTTTTGGAATTCATTCATCATGGTATTAATATACCAAGAATTACAGACCGTAGGTTGATTTAGTTGCGTTAAAATTAGTCAACACGTTGTTGCCAGTTAATGCCGTATTGTAGATTTGCATTCCACCAAATCTCATGTTAGCATACGAGCCATCTCCAAGCTTTGTAAGATCCTCTGAAGCTACTGCATAGTGCAGTCCTACGCCGCCTCCGTTGTTATAAGGAGTTTGTCTGGTTATTGTACCGGAAGTTACAGCCAATGAACCATTAACATATCCTCTTAAATTTGTTCCGTCATAAGTGAACCCAACATAATACCAGTTATTTAAAGGCGTTGAAATAGATGATGATAAGTTTTGTACAACACCGCTCCAAACAGAAAATTTAATTGTTCCAGCAACCATTTCGATTTGAGAATCATGCCATAAGTCATTTGCCGTTGCCTGTCCTAATTCTGCTACGATAACACCATTATCCATAGGATATACCCAAACAAATATTGATAATAAGGTTGACGTATTTGCTGGTGATAATTTAGAATTTAATGAGGTGTTAGTAACAAAGTATTGATTGCTTCCGTTAAATGTTAAGTAGCCACCTCCAGAAGAAGTATACGTTGGGCTATTAACTGTTGTTGCATTGGAATTTCCCTGTAAGTCAGTTATTGTAGTTCCACTGCCTGAGTATGAGGCCGGCTTACTAATATCATAATTTAAAATAAGGCCAGAGGTTATTATAGTTGGCGCTGCCGTAGTCGTTGTCGTAGTTGGCGCAGCAGTTGTTGTGGTTGTAGTGGTGGCAGCAACCGTTGTTGTGGTAGTAGTTGCTGGCAAAGTCCAGTTTGTATAGTAATTGTTTGCACCTAACCATACATTAGCAGCAGAGGCAGTTGCTAAATCAGCAGCTCCACCGAATGTCCGTTTAACATAATTGGCTAATGAAAGAAATTCAGAATCACTTAAGGAATTGGTTCTCCAAAATTGAACATTTCCTACTGATCCAATTGGAGTTGACTGATTTTCTAGAGCAACTGGTGCACCAATCACATAGCCAGTTGATTCGTCTGGCCCCATCCACCAAGTTAATCCGCCTGGATTAGCTGAATAGTTTTGAGCAGAGGTTCCTATTGCAATATCTCCAAGATTGGTTACCCCTGAAATTGCAGTATGTGATGGATTTCTAGAAAATGGTTTTGTACTAGCCATTATAATATTTTATTTTTAAAAATTGTTTGTTGTTGAATTATAGAAAACTAATCCAGTAACATTAGTTGTTTTTGTAATAGTCGGGGTTGAATAGTTAAACGTTAAAACATCTCCGCCACTTAGTTCTCCAAACTGTATTCTAATTGGATAATAAACTCCAGCAGTTAATGTAATTGATCCCGATTTTTCAGTTGTTCCATGCAATCCACCATTATTAACCGTTGCATTGGCTGTCGTAAAACCAGTTTGAGCCGTTGCACCAATCCACATATACGAAGCATCATCACTTGAGGTAAAGAATGTATAAGTTTCAGAAGTAGTTGGTTTAAAATAACCTAACCATTGGCAACTAAATGAAGATCCGTCATCAGTTCCAGGTTCTGATATTGTAGTTGTTTGAACTGACGTAATTGGATTTGCACCAAATGCTTGTGGTGTTGCGGTTGCAAAGAAACTTACATTATCTGCAAAATATCCACTATATGTTGTTTTATATAAACCTGCAATATATGGTTGAACCCATGAAGTCCAATAACCATTATCATTTAACCAAGTAAGAGCGGCTGATGCGCTTGCTAGATTAGGCAATCCGCCTAGATCTCTTTTAATATAATTAGCCAGTTCCAAAAATGATTGATCAGTTTTAGCAGTACTTCTAGCAAATCGAACTGTTCCAATTGCACCCATTTGAGTTGGTTGATTTCCAGCAGGTACCGGTCTGCAAATTAGGTAACCGGTTGTATCTTCTGGCCCCATCCACCAAGTTAACCCACCTGGATTAGCGCCATAGTGCTGGTCAGTTGTTCCTATTGATAAATTAACTAAATTTGTTGTTCCAGCAATAGTAGACTGACTTGGATTATATGCAAATGGGGTAGTACTCATCCTATTTTAATTACTTTATTCTATTTATCTCACATAAAAAAACCGGTCCAGGTGAACCGGTTTAATATATAAAGTTTAACTTAATTATAATTGGTCATCGTGTCCAGCAAAGAACCACAGAATTGAACGAATATTACGTTGTTCATTACTTAATGCTTCAACTTCAATTTTCTTTTCTTGATTGATCCGGTTTAAATCCGCATGTTCATTACGAAGTTCAATTAGTTCAGAGTTAAATTGAGTACGCTCAATTAATTCAGCTTCACGAGCTTCCGCATTTGAATAAACTTTTTTACCGTTTGCATCAACTTCAGAATTGATGGCAGTTTTAATCTTTGATTCAATACTAGAGATTGATTCGCTAATTCGATTAGACTCATTAGTGAGACTTAATATCTCTACTTGGAGTTCTTGGATCTGCTTTGGCAATTGCATTAAACGCTCTGCCGTGTTTGATAATGTTGTACGTGTCATGTTATTATTATTTAGGGTTATTATACCAATAGTGGCCTAAAAAAAGTTTGAGTCAGTAACGATTATTTTCGACCGAATTTCCAACCATTAGGTATGGATTCTCCACTTTTGATTTTGATACAAATATCGCCGTTTGTTATCCAACGTGTACCGAATTGAGAATTTTTTTCGCCTATGTAATTTTTACCAAGTTCGCTCAGTTTTAATTTAGTTTCAGCTGTGTGATTTTTCCCGGAGAACCGGCTGGAGTTATTCAACAAACCTTTACTGTGAAGAGTTTTCATTGTTTCTCTAGCTGTATTTGATACTCGATGTTTGTATAAATCATCAAATTTCATTCGGCTTGAATGACCGTTGCCTCCAGCAATAGAGCATTTTTTGAGGTGATCTTCGTTAACGAATCCGCCGCCTCCGCCTAGTTGTAAGTTCATGCATAGAGGATCTGATACCAAAGATTCGTTAACCAATTCGGCTTCTCTGGTTTTTAGAGAACTTCGATCAAGAAACCATTCTAAGATTTCAATCGAATGGTTTTTCTTTCCGTACTTATTTAAGGATCTCTTCAGAACCTTACCGCTACCGAAATACCCGTCATCTAAATTAGAAGTCGAATGCATTCCGATATAGTATTTTCCAGTTACATTACATATTATTTTATAGATGTAATGATGTGTGTGTTGTTTTCTTGGCATTTTTGTCCTAGTCTTTTGATTATTTATCTAAGACCAGGTACAAAAATACCTGAAGTGGACCATTCAGGACTCGAACCTGAGACCTTCGCATTATGAGTGCGCTGCTCTAACCAACTGAGCTAAAGGTCCAATAAGATGATTGTGCTACCTGTTACACCAATACTGGGGCTCGAACCCAAATCTTCACTCCACGTGACGCATTGCCAATTATGCTATTACCAGGACTCGAACCTGGACTTATTACATTGTGCCATATATAGGATTCGAACCTATTCAGACGTAAGTCAACGGTTTTACAGACCGTCCAGTCTCTCCAACTACTGCGATATGGCATATTTTTGGTCGGGATAGGAGGATTCGAACCTCCAGCCTCCTGCTCCCAAAGCAGGCGCGATAACCTGGTTACGCTATATCCCGATAGTTTGATACGCTTTCGCCCCCTGTATGGCGTATCACTGATGCTTGAGGTCGGCCTCGAACCATTAAGGGAGCCACCAGTTAGAGCGAGTACTCAGAATCGAACTGAGATCTCCAGCTTGGAAGGCTGGAGTAATAACCGTTATACGATACTCGCTTAGAGTGTAGTGGCGGATATCGCGCCTGTGGTTACTACACGTTTGATCCACTTGGAGCGGGAGACCGGGTTCGAACCGGCGACCTCAACCTTGGCAAGGTTGCGCTCTACCAACTGAGCTACTCCCGCAAATGGGTAGGATCGGTCTAGAACCGCCTACCGAGACCTTGTCGTTAACTTTCGTCAGAGCGTACCAAGACACCATTTAATTTTTCGACTTGAGGTAGTCACGGCCGTCTCTAATCCTCTCAAGTCTATTTCATATCATGGCACAATACGGCTCGACCCTGATATGATGTGAGCCTCCTGCCGGAATCGAACCAGCGACCTACTGATTACAAATCAGTTGCTCTACCAGCTGAGCTAAGGAGGCAAATACTGACTTTTAAAGTAGCGGCACCTTTACGCGGCCGACAGTTTCTACTTGCGAAGGTAGCCCGTACGAGAATCGAACTCGTCTCTCACCCGTGAAAGGGGCGTGTCCTAACCGATAGACTAACGGGCCAAGTTTCGCTTAGTGAGATTTGCTAAACTAGATTTTAACGGGTTTCTCTGACTGTTTCGAGAACCATATCTCCTACTGCTGTTTGATAGCCCAGATAGCTACCCCCAATACAATAGGTCTTTTTCATTAGTGTCTTACCACATAAAAACCTGTCAATCCTTACGTCGGCGATGCAGGATCTTGCTATCGTTAGTCCGAATCGATACCTCATTAGGTCGAGGATTTTTTTACCACCATCACTTTTTTACAGAATGTGACCAATCTCTCCGAGTACCTCTTACTCGTTGCGGTCCCACCGGGAATCGAACCCGGCACTTCGCCGTGACAGGGCGATATTATAGCCGATTAACTACAGGACCGTTTCTCTTCAGTTCACTCCTACCCTGTGGGTATACCGTGACGGGTTGTTTATCCATGCAAATCTACCTGAAGAGCAATTGGTTTGTGCTCGACGTGCATGGATCCGGGTTGCGATTAGAGGATTCGAACCTCTCAGGGGTATATCTACCTAATCGTCTCATGAGAACGACCTTACACCAATATCGCAATTTAGTAGCGGGGGCCGGATTCGAACCGACGATCTCCAGCTTATGAGGCTGGCGGGCTGACCATCTGCCACCACCCCGCGATATATTTTTGCGTTGTCCCGCAAGGATTCGAACCTCAATTTTCTGGACCAAAACCAGACGTGCTGCCGTTACACCACAGGACAATTTTTAATAACCAACATGTCAAAGACCTGATTTCTAATTAATAGCTATTATACTATAATTTAGAAAATTTGCACAGGTGGAAAGATTCGAACTTCCATCAACGGTTTTGGAGACCGGCATGCTACCATTGCACTACACCTATGTATTTAAAGAACTGGTTGGAATAATAGGACTCGAACCTATAACCTTTCGCGTATCAGGCGAATGCTCTAACCAATTGAGCTATATTCCAATTTGGTGGTGCGGGCTGGAATCGAACCAGCGACACAAGGATTTTCAGTCCTTTGCTCTACCAACTGAGCTACCGCACCATGTTAAACCAAAAAACCTCGAATTTTTTAGGTTCGAGGTTTTTCGTTTCATAGTTAATATTTTTCTTTAACTCTGTCTACTTAAACCTCGCAATACCCCAAAATCTTTAATCGTTTCTATTGCAATCACATTAGCTGTGCCTGCCGGATACTGATTCCAGTTTTGTGTATTTTTTGATATTTTTGTAGTTTGTTGCACGAGTGTTTGAATGTTTGTCTTGTTATTTATAAAGCTATTATACCACTTTTTTAGAAAAGGTTTTAATTAGTCTTTAGATCCATAAAAATAGGTAAGAGCTGCTGTATTACTAGGATCGTTATTTCTTGCTGAAATTTTGATACCTGCATAGTCTGCTGCAAATACTGGCAAATAGGTTATATCTCCAGGAATTAGTCTAACAAAATAAGATTGGCTTGTACTTTTATTATCAATAACTAAGTCAATTGGTTTTGTATTAGCCGAAGCTGCATTTGCATAAAAATACAGAACACCAGAGTTTCCAATTGATTCATTAGTTTCAAATAAGGTTTCTAAAGAACCTGCAGCCAATGTATTGGTTTGAAATGATGCATAGGTACCAGTTAAGGTTTCAGTTGCAATTTTAGTAAATGACATTGGCGTTGGAAATAAAGCAGCCGATTCAAATATGAGTGTGGTTTTAAGAGTTGACATTTAGTTTTAATATTTTTTAATTAAACAGTTTTTACTGGAGTAACTGGTGCTACATAGGCGTTAGTTGCCTCAAATTTAATTCCGTAAGCTTCACAAGCTACATCATCAGCTACAATCTTACCGTCTCCAGTTTTAAGAGTAACATCAATAATTGTGTCTGCTAATTTAAGGTCAGCTTTAATTTTAGCCTTAAGTTCAGCGCCCGTAAATTTAATATCTTTGCCGGCATTAATATTGTATGAAGATTTGTCAGCCATCTGCTTTACTAATTTTGGAGCAGGAACAATTCTTTCTTTTCCAGGATCGCTAGTTGCAATATTGATTTGATCGAATATTGTTGCGGTTATTATGTAATTCATAGTGTTATATTTTTTCTTTTTTAATTTCTAAGTATTAGTAAATATAGTTCCAATCATTAATAACATAGGTTGGATCAAAATCATCTATACCAATATACTTTTTGTAATTAATTAATGAACCTAGGTTAAATATGTTCCATTCAAGAGAACCTGATTCTGGTCTAAATGCAAACATATTAATATTATTATAGTCATCGTCCCAACTCCAATATTTACAATCAGTATTTATTGTATAGGTTGAGGTTAATGAATGGTCAAACCCTTTAATTATCCATTTGTCTAAGTTATCTGAATCTTGATATAAGAACCAAAAACCTTGAGGAGTAAGGTACCAGTTCCAGTCCCCAATATTAACAACTGATTCGTCTAAAATAATAACCTCAGCACTAACCACTCCATTTACCAACATTCTTGCTGCCCATTTATTATCATCTCTCCAATAGCTTGGTGAAATTAATATCATATAGTTAGGTTTAAGTCCATCAGTTGCAGTAATATTTGCATAACCTCTTTGTGAATAGAATTTAGGAAGTTGAACAAATTTACCCGTAACTGTATTAAAATACCAGCACTTTTGAGTTCCGATTAGATTCCAAGTACGAATGAAGATTGAATTTAGTTGAGTTCTCCAATTTGTTTCATATGCATTATCAATAGTAAGAGTATCTAGGATAGTTGTACCTGAGATTACTTTATAAATTGTTTTATCTAATGCCTGATTGCTGTATTGGAATAGTCGATAGTCTCCAGTTGCATAAAAATCCCATGAATTTCCAGGAGTATAGGTAGTCATGTCCTGTACTAATACATATTGAGTTGAACCAGTGGTTGTAAAATTAACTGCATACAGAGGTCCACCTTCATAGTCATCATATTGAGTAAGCATCTGAATGCTCGTATCATTAATTTCCAGATTTAAGTTAACCCAATAGTCTGTGCCTGGGTCAGAGTGTATTACCTGTTTATTTGCAGTAGTTGAATTTCCAATTACATAATGAATATCTAAATAATCTATAAGAACTGGAGTAATTAAATCATAATCATTGTCATCTTCATTATAAAATAATATGGCGATTGATTCAGCTTTAGCACCTTCAGTACCAGTTGGAGAATAATTATTATATTCAACATTTACGTCAGGAAAATTAGAACCCTTTTCATGAGTCCAGTCAAGACCTTCTCCAATTAGAACACCAGTTGACTGGTTATAGTTAAACATTAAATAGTCAACCGCTGTGTCACTATAATTATACAAGTAACCCTGCCAATGTCCAGTACCATAGAAATCCCATGACATACTGTTATATGTATTTGGAGTTAAATTAACCGATTTTAATAAGCTTCCACTTGTATCAAAGATTTTAAGGCCAGTATAGTATCCGTTATCATCATCATACAGAGTTACAATAAAATAGTTAGCAAATGTATAGGTTGCAGCATCTGCATAAATATACGTATCTGTATTAATATCAGTAATTAGGCTCTTTTGATCGTCTTTAATTAAATAGATTGCCTCTTGATTACTAATACCGTTATGATTGTAAATATAGGCAGCAACGGTTCCATTTGCTGAGCAATTATCCCAGTTAGTTTCAATATCGATACCGCTTGCTCCAACAAAATCATGATGATAAACTTCATTACCGTTATAATAAGACAGTCTCCAACCGGTTGCAGTTACGTATGTCCATAGAATTCCTTTACCGTCTAACGACCACCAATTATCATAATCAACGGTAAGACCGTGTCCAAATAGCGGAGCTCCAGTTTTATCAGTTAAGAATAATTCGTCAGCTGGGCCATTGCCGTTTAGTCTAAAAACAATTCCTGCATTTTGTACGCCACTTTCGTAACCGTCCATATTGTAATCTGCTTTAGCAAAGCCAGTATCATATAACTTAGAAGCAACTCCACTGTTTGCATCAACTACAAAATACTTCCAAGTAGTACCAGGCGTATTATCTAAATGATATACTAGCGTAAATTGACCAAGATCTTCTCCACGGCTTCCAACAAAATATTCTAAGTTAGCAGTACCGTAAGTTGTTTTAGCATATAATTTACCTTGAGTTGCAGTAACTGGAATAAAGCCAGTATCGCCAGTAAATACAGTTACCACTGGAGTTTCTGCATCATCTCCGTAAATATTAACTGCAATCTCAGGACCATTAGTCACTGATGCTTTTACATATAGGAAGGTTCCTTTTGCACCTAAGTCTCCAGTAACTAAATAGGCAGGAGTTAAGTGATTAACTGCAATCTTTCCAAAATTACTGTCAGCAATCTCTGCATTATTATTTACATTAGTAAGTGCAGTCGGAGTTGGAAATAGGGTAGTTGACTCAACTTTTAGCGTGGTTTTTAATATTGACATTGTTCGATATTTCTTTTTTTGGTGTAATTACTTTACGATACCTGCTAATTTTTGGTTAGCTTGATCAATCTTAGCTGTCTTAGTTGCAAATACTGATTTGAATTTCTCAACCGCCGATTTAATTTTATCAGATAGTTTAGCAACTACTGCCCTTACTTTATCAGATAATTTAGATTCTTCAACCTTTTGAATATCATAAGAGTGTTTTACACTAGTTACTGCAGTATTTACTCTAACACATTCGTTAATAATTGCTTGAGCAGCTTCATCAACTTGAGTAAGAGCTTGTTCAACTGCTTTACCATATGCAATTGACGTACCTTCTCCACCGTATCTAGTAATCTTAATTACGTACTTCTCAGTTAAGGCCAATTTATCATTTAAGACTTTCATTGCATCAAATACTGGTTTAATACTAGCATCAAACTCTTTTAATTCGCCTTCAATTGACTTGGTTTCAGCAGTTAGTTCTTTAAGTCTTTCTTTAATTTCATGGATTCTATCCAATTTTGAAACAAGCGCTTTATCTTTAATTTGAGCTTCGTTTACAAATTGTGTAAATTTTAACATTTGCATGAGTGTTTTAATTATTTTAGGTTATTTATATTAAGCCAATCTTAGTAATCATCAGTTCCGTTTAAATCACCAATTTCGTCGGCTAGAATATTATTAAGTTGCTGAGCAAAAGTATCATTTGACTTATATAAAATTTCAGTATATTTGTCATTTTTTAACTGATCAGTTAAAATTGACTCTACTTGATCATGGTCAGCACTAGAGACCTCTTCCATTGAGTATTTACTAAATGCCTCATCTATAATACTGGACTGTATGTCTTTTTGAGATGCATCGGTTAGGCCTAATTCTCCAAGCCCTAATATATCATTTGTTGCTTCAGCAAGTTCAGTTAAGATAAGATTATTAATTTCGGGATCTTTAAACTTTTCGCAATAATGAATATTGTACAGCCACCAGTCTTCAGCAAAATATCTAGACCCAAAATGTCGGATCTCTTCATCATCACGGTCACCAACCTTCGCTGCAATTTCAATACCCATACGATAGATGATTTGGTTAATGACAAATACCAGGTCCTCAAAGGCTACATGAACATCTCTAGTGGCTGGAAACTGACTTGCTTCAGTTACAAATTGTTTAAAGTTTTTAGCTTTCATTACCATCGGCCGTTATCATAATGTTCAACTTCATTATCTAATTCCCTAGTAGCTCGTTCGTCAAAGTTTCCAGTTAAATCTTGATATAATAAATTCCTATAACTAGAGTCATCAATTTGTTTAGCTAGGATTGACGTTACTTGAGATAGTTCAGCATCAGGCACCTCTTCCATTGGATACTCATTTAAGGCCTTCCAAAGATAGTCGCTTACCGCTTTTTCAACTGAATCAGCAACTAAGTCTAATTCACGAAGGCCAGTTATATCATTTATGATATTAGAGATTTCAGCTAATACTTGTTGGTTAATTTTTGGATCTGTGAATTTTTCACAAAAAGGAATACTATTTAACCACCACTCGTCTACATAAGTTGAAGCAGATAGTCCAACTGACGAATCTGCTGGTTCATGGTCAACCGTTCCATCAAGTTCAACTGTCATAAAATAAATGGTATCATTAATAACAAATACACACTCTTCTACGTCAACACTGATACTAGCAGATCTACGCTTAATTGCTTCGGTTACAAATTGTTTAAATTTCTTAGCTTTCACTAGGGTAATAACTTTCAGTTATTTATTTCCAGCTCGGTCTAATACTTCAACCTTAATTGAAACGCCATCCTTATTTCTAAAGATTTTAATGGTTGCTTCCGAATAACCCCTGATATAGAAAAGGTCTTCGACAACTTCTTGTAAATCGTCTGGGTATATTTGTGGGTGGACCACGCCAGGCTGGTATGGGTCAGTTTCTAATTTCTCTACGAATTCTGCAGCCAAGTTACGTAAGTCCTTGTCCAGTATTTCAGCACGGATTTGGGAACCTTTCTTCATTTAGCCAATATATTTTGCAAAGTTAACAGCTGCTTCATAGGCCTGTTCGTATGAATGAATTGTTTTAGCTCCCCTAAGTTTAAATGGAACATATCCAGTAGCCCATTTCTCAAGGGTTAATTCTTCGTCTGCTTCAGTTTTTGCCAAGCGTTCAATATAAAACTGATCAATGTGTTTAATATAGTAACGGTCATAGCTTAATAAATCTTCAACTGGGATAGTCCAGGTCTCAGTAAATAGTTTATCGCCTTTACCGAAAGACTGAGAAGCTCTATGCGAATACCCAACCCATCTTTTCTTTTCTTTATGCCATGCAGTATGTGGATGCGAGCCTTTAGTCGCTCTTAACTTATTATTATAATACCACCAGCCCTCTTCAATAGATCCCACGTAATGACCGTCAGGGTGTATACTTGAATGGTAAAGAACAAACTCACCTCCTTGGCCATGGTGATCGACTGTGCGAGTCTTTATCTTTAGGCCAGTATTCTCCTCTATTAATTTAATACATTCAGGATTTACAATCCAACCTCTAAAATCCCTAAATGGAGTTATACGACTTACTAATTTAGTAAAGCCCAAGTTTAGATGGACTTTATTTAGTTTGTCTTTTCCTGAATAGTAAGGAAACTTTTCAAACTTAAGTCTAATTTTACCAAGGTATGGTGTTCTGTTTTTAATCATTGGGCTTTATTATTAAATGTGGCGGAGAGGGTGAGATTCGAACTCACGGATCCCTTTCAAGATCGCCAGTTTTCAAGACTGGTCCAGTAAACCGCTTTGGTACCTCTCCGTATGTAAAGAACTATTGTATAAAAAAGGAAAACGTTTCCTTAATGATTGTAATATTTACTTGATGCATGATCAACCATTTCATCCAAGCAAATGGAGCAAAAAAGAAATCTATGATACTCCAAAATATGCTATTGTGAATTGTGTAACCTATCATTGCCGTACAAAAGGCAATGACTGGATATAACCCACCAAGGTTAAATGAATAAGTTCTTTTGTTTTCTAATTGATCCATCTCTATATTATTATACTAAAGTTTTGTCTTTTGGTTCAATGTTAACAATTGGAGGATTCTCATAGTACATTGAGTAACGCTCATCAACAACTGATGCATTAATAAAAAGGGTATTGCCAATTTTAATTTGACCCATGCCTTCATGAATATGCCCAAATACATGAACTTGTGGTTTAACTTGATCAACCTTTGCGAGTAATTGTTTACAACCAACACTCCAACCTTCTCTGATTGTTTTATCTAGAACTCCGTGAGGCGGGCCATGGGTTATTAGGACATCAACTTCTTCAGGAATAAGAGCCCAATGGGCACCAATTTCATTTTCAAAACGATTAAATGCCCAATTATGAAACTCCGGTGTTACTGGACTACCCCAAAATTTTATATCTTCAATGGTAACTCCACTATCGTTTAAGTAGGTAATTCCAGGATATTCAGCAAGTAGAGCTTGAACCTCTTCAGGTTTTGCAACTTCAAAAAAGAAGTCATGATTGCCTGCAATTAAGATTTTATGCATGTAAGGTAGCTTGTGAAACCAATCCAAGAAGAGTCTAATCTCTCTTTCCGTACCTCTGCCGCTTACATCTCCTGCGTGTACCAAAATTGGGCCACCAGGTAAAAGCTCATTTAATTCTTCTATCTTAGATTGATCCGAAACTAGCCAATGTGTGTCTGATATAAATGTTATCTCCATGTTATGAAATTATTTTAGGAGAGTCAGTAGGTTGAGCCTTGGCATCCTTTACTTGAAATTGAGTATTCACATGACCGCATTTGGTACATATAAATGTTGGAACCGGTACAATCATATCTTCCGGCGATCCAGTTAATAATTTTGAAATTTTTCGTAAATAGGTTGCTTCGCTAAAGGTGTCTCCACCGCACGACTCGCAAATAATTGGGCTTGAGTTTTCAAGTCCCACTCTGACATTTTGCTCCATTGAATATTATTTTATACTATAATACTCAATTTCTAAAATTTGGTTCTAATTGACTAAGCTTTATTTTCAGGTTTTTTAGTGCCTCTACTCTTTAACTTAGCTTCAAACCGTTTAGATAACAGTTCATTCTTACTTTCAAGATTCTGAACCTTGGTTTCGCAATTATTTAATTGCTTTTCATATACTTCAATAACTTTATCAGTTGATTTACTTTTAACATCAGCTCGGTGCTTAAAGAATTCCCAAATATCTTTACCTTTAAGAATACCAATTAGCGCTAAAACTATACCTACAATTGACGTTTCGTTCATCTCTATTATATTTTTTCTATTTTGATCGTGCCTCGTTTAAGGCTTCATCCACATACTTATCCCGCTGATCTTGTAAATATTTAATTCTGTCTAACAAAACCTGCTTATCATCCTTAGCTGTCTCGGTTATATAAATCTCTTTTTCTTCATATAACTTTTGCCAATAGTTAACACGCTCTTCCATTAACCTGTGTTGGTAATATATCACTCCAAGCATAAGAATGATTACAAATGACTGTTCTTTTAACTTTGATAGAAATGTATCTGCAAATCCAGTAATTGGGTTTTGATTTTCTGACATGCATGCAATATTTTTTGTTATTTATACAAAAAACAAATGCTCAAAGTTTGCACTTTGAGCATTTAGATAGTAAAAAGTGTTAACTAATTACTTAGACACGGTCGTATCAGCTACTGAAGTTGAATTAACTGCAGCACATGAATCCGGATTAACGCATTTAGTTGAATCAACTAGGGTTGAATCAGCTCCAATTGTAACCGGTGTCTCAGTTGCTGCGTTTTGACAGCTAGCAACAGCAAGCATTGCAGTGATAGCAACGATAGCGAAAATTGACTTTCTCATTTGTTTTGTTTTATTTTTATTATTTATAGAGTAATTATACTACAATCTTTTACGTAGTTTCCCTAAAATATAACGCCGAGCCTCAAGTTTATCGCGGTCGCCTCGGTTATTTGAGCTTATCTCATATGGATGATTTTCATAGCTGTTTCGATATTCTAGGTATTTTACCATGTCTTGTTGAAAATGTGTATACTCATGTATGATAGTTGAGCATAGTGCAATAAGTGAGCGGTGTTTCTTGGGGTTTATCACAATTGTATTAGGGTATGGAAAGTATTGACCAAAGCATTCCAGGTTAGGATCCAGCTCAATGGTTAAGGTTTTTACATTAGCGTATGCACTTGGACCGTATTTTTGAATACACCAATCTAATATTAATTTTGAAACTCTTTTGTTAATGTAAAGGCCCATACTTGATTATTTATTCTTCTGTTTAGATAGGATGAATCCAACGAATAAATAACAAGAAACTCGTATTTATGGTATTAAAAAATGGATCAACCGGACCGGAGGTTATTCAACTTCAAACAAAGCTTGGATTAACCGCAGATGGCCAATTTGGGCCAGCTACTGAAAAAAAGGTCAAAGAATGGCAACTTGCTAATGGGTTAGTTGCAGATGGAACAATCGTTCAATCTTCTTGGGATAAACTGATGGGGCCGGTTTCAACTGTCCAAGCTGTAATTCCGACCAGCGAATTTAAACTTTCGGCTCTTAAAGGCCATGTCCCAGATAGTGTTATTGCACAAATTCCAGACACGGCTGCCAAGTTCGGTATTACCAATTCATTAAGACTTGCTCATTTTCTTGCTCAATGCGGTCATGAAAGTGGAGGTTTTAAAGCGGTCCAGGAAAATTTAAACTATTCAGCAAAAGGTCTAGTTGGAACATTTAAAAAGTATTTTGTTAATGAAGCAGCTGCTGCTCCATATGAAAGAAAACCTGAAAAAATTGCAAACCGGGTATACAGTAGCCGTATGGGTAATGGTGCTGAAACTAGTGGAGAAGGCTGGAAATTTAGAGGCCGCGGTTATATTCAATTAACTGGTAAAGATAATTACACAAAATTTGATAAAACGGTTAGTGACGATATTTTAGCCAGTCCTGATCTAGTTGCAACAAAATATCCATTAGCCTCTGCTGCTTTCTTTTTTCAGTCTAATAGTCTTTGGGCAATTTGCGATAAAGGAGCAGATACGGCAACCGTAACCGCAGTTACGAAAAGAGTAAATGGTGGAACTATAGGTTTAGACGATCGTATCAAACACTTCAACGAATATTACGCATTACTAAAATAATAAAACAAAACAAAACAATGGAAACTTTTATTGGAACAATTACACAATTCCCATGGGATTGGGCACCAGAGGGCTGGGCAAAATGTGAAGGCCAAATCTTATCAGTTCAAGAAAATCCTGCACTATTCTCTTTAATTGGAGGATCATACGGTGGAGATGGTCAACATACATTTGCACTACCTGACTTAAGACTTAGAGACGATAGAGGAAATATATTAGATCATGTTCCTGGACAAATGTATTATCGCGATAAACAATATATTCCATTTTATATTGCCCTAGTTGGAGAATATCCAATGCGTCCATAAACTCAATTAATTAATGAGATACTTATTATTAGTAGTTGTACTAGGATTTGCTCAAATAAGCCATGGTCAAATTGTTAAAAATCTTTCCCTTGGAGCTGATGGTACCAGGGGAAATTTTAGTTCTCTTGGACTTACAGTTAAGACTGAAATCAAAAAGGATACTGGCAAATATAGTTGGGCAATCAATTCAAATTACCGATGGAGTGAACAGTCGCCATACGGTAAAACCTCCATGGATTTATATGAAAGCGAATTTTATACAACGGCTAATTTAACGAAGTCATTAGGCAATAATTGGAAATTAACAGCCTTTACCGAAGACGAAAACTCTTTTCAACGTAAAATTAATCTTAGAAGTTCAGTGGGTTTGGGTTTTGGGTTAACCGTTATTAAGACTAAAAAATGTACTCTTAATATTTCTGAATTAATTTTACCTGAGTACTATTCATCAAGCTCAAATGCTGATATGAATAACTTTACAGTTAGAGCATCAACCAGATTTAGGTTTGATGCAATCCACTCGCTAGTCAAAGTATCATCAATTACTCTATTTCAACCAGCTCTTTATTCAGATCGCCAAGTTAGTTTCAATAATAACTTAAATATTCGTAGTACAAATTCAATCGTGTTAAGTCTAACCAAGAAATATTCAATTGGGTTATTATATGTACTAAGCTATCAAGGCTATCCTTATTACATAAATAAAGCGGTCAGTCCTTTACAGGAGACCGCTTCAATTATTGTAGGTATTACCCTATAAATCAATTTGTATTCTTAGATTTCTTTTTTAATTGTATCATTTCTTCTGGTGTAAATAGAGCTCTACCGAATTCTTTCATACGATCAGAGTATCTCTCTTTAACTCTATTGCTTATTGCAAGCGGAAGACCTTCATCGTCTATTCTAACAAATTTAATATGGGTATGAGTAACGACTGTTTGCAAACCTGTGTATACGTTATGCTTGCGAACTTCAATGTATAACGTAACTGATGTTATGCCAAACTCTTTTACATTTGCATACACCTTTAAGATATTTCCAACCTTAACTGGTTTCTTGAAAATAAGCTCATCGATCTTTAATGTAACAATACGTTGGGTATCGCAAACTTGCGAAGCATAGCTGGCAGAAGCATCGTCTATTATTGAAAGAATTGTTCCACCGAACATATTATCATGAATTCCAATATCTCCTTTTTTACAAATGTAGGTGCTAACTAATTCCATGGTTCTTCAAGCCTCTCTCCTCCTGGTTTTGAGTACACAATTTTATCAGGAACAACATCATACTGTTTATCCTTAAATAGGTCTACGTATTTTTTACCGGTACCAGGTTTTAGGTATCCAATAGTTGCATGTGGATGGTAGTCTGGAAAATTAGTAGTATGTGGAAGCTTTGCTAATTCTGCATTTATTTTGGATAAGACCGGATTTTCAACATCAAATTTAAGAACATCGTATTTTTCGTTTTGGAATAGCGATGCATTAACTAGTGTCATTGGCCCAATTGGTTGAGCCATACAAATATCCAACACCTCTTGGTCTGGAATTTTATATGAATGTAATCCGTATAGCAGAGTAGTATGAGGTTCGTCCTCTAGGCCAAATGAGCGGTCGCCTTCTTCAGTATAGACATCAGCTTGATCAATTTGTGAATGAAAGTCTGCTATTTCTGGAAAGTTAAAATAGACCATTGCGCAGCCAAACTCGTGAGTTTCGCCTTTCTTTTCAAATAGACTAGTTAGGAATTGTGTAAATGTTTTGATCATGATCGTATTAATTATTTTTTATGGTTAAAGTTTTGACATTAATACTTCCGTATCGCGATCCTTTACCAAGTTCACAAGTTCCATCAGCTTTAAAAATAACTGCTGCTGATTTGATTATTGGAGAATTTTCATTTTCGAAGCGGCCATCCATCTCATATAGTACATACATGTCTTGGTCCAATGCTACCGCAAGCGATGAAAGTTTATCTTTATCTAATGTTAAATCTAAATCTCCATACCATATTTTATTTTTGTCAGTACATACGTTTGCATTGAATATTACCAGATGGTTTGGATAGTTTTTGTGATACCCACTCTTTGACCCAGAAATCATTCTTCCTGGAAAACCTAACGTTTGCGAAATTACTTTGTGTCTTTCCATATTTATTTTAATGTTGTTTTTAAATTTTTCTTAAGCTCAGTTAAATCTGTTCTGTACATGTCAATTGGTTCTAATTTTTTAATTTCAGCCAATTCAATTTTCTTATCAGCAACCTCTTTTAATAGTTGTTCATAGGTTTCTTTAGTTAAGGAATGAATTGGCATGTTTAGTAAGTAGCTGTAAGAACCATTCACTTCATCAAATCCATTTGCTTGCAAGTATTCTACTATTTCTTTTCGTGGAACATTATTAACCTTTAATTTTCCATCAACTATAAGTTTTACAAAGCGTGCTCTGTTTGAAAGATACTTAAGTTCTTCAGTATACTTATTAATTAGGAAAGCTTTTCGCTTTGAATAGAAACTTAATCTGAAATTTACAAAGTATTCTACAACTTGAGAAACCTCTTCAAAGATTATTAATTTACCTCGTTCATTTAGGCAAGTTAAGTTCTCAGTTTCAGTCTCAACCATTTTAAGAGTTTGATCAAGCTTGCCCTTTGCAATAAGATCAGCTAAGGTTGCTCGTGCAAATTTAATAGTGTAGTTAATTCCATTAGTTGAATTGTCTTCATATGAATAAATGATTCCTCTATCTAATAGGGAGTTAAGGTACACTTCATATTTTTGAAAGGTCATTGACGGTGGAAGTTCTGTAATATTAACGGTTGTTGTATTTTGAATCTCGTATACTCCACGCATTACATATTGATTTGTACCAGTAACCAATTCAACTGGGCCAGAATATTCTTTCCACCATGGAAGTAATTTGCCAACCTTTTTACCATCAAGCACCTTAACACATGCATCAACTAAGTCAAGTGGATTACGATTAAGAATATTGGTTGCAAAACCTACTGCAATACCTGAACTTCCATTTAATAGGACAGTTGGAATAACTGGCAAGAAATATTTGGGTTCAATTGTATTTCCTTCTTCGACCTGATTTTCTAATAGTTCAAAGTCTTTATATAATAATCTAAAGTTTGAAGTTAATTTAGTTGAAATATAACGAGCAGCTCCAGCTTCAGGGGATCGTAACGAACCAAACTGACCAAGTTCCTCAAGTAGAGGTAATGAATTCTTGAATGATTGAGCCATTCCAATAATTGCACCATTTAAGGATCCATCGCCATGATGGTAATGCGCATCAGCTGCAATACGTCCGCCTAATTGAAATATCTTTAAGGGCTTCTCATTACCTGATTTCCAAACTTTATCTGCAATGTAGATAATTTTACGAGCAGTAGGTTTAAAACCATCAATCACAGATGGAATTGCTCTACTCTCTAGAGTATACATTCCGTACATTGCATAGTCCTGGTCAAGATACTCAGTAACTGTTTTATTTTGTAGTTGATTCATGCTTTATTAATATACTTAATTTAATTCAAGACAGACCTTTGTTAAAAACTTATGGTCTTTTGGTAATTGCAAAAGCTCAGCAACATGGTTCTGGTTAAAGGCATCAGCCTCTTCAGCGTTTCTATTTCCCCAAACGGTTGCTTGATCGAAATGATTTAACTTAGCTAACCTAACTAATTCAGTATAGTCTTGGTCTCTTAAATGGCCTTTGAGTGGCATAACTCCACCGACACACGTATTCCATTTTAGTTTTCGGCCATTATAGGTTATCCAGTAGTAGTCCATATCGTCTTCACCAACTGCTACAAGTCTTTCAATTTCCCAGCTGGCATTGATTACGAATTGGCCTTTAAGCTGTTCAAACTCTGCAAGGATTAAGGTTTTGTTATCTGTCATTATATTGAAAGCTTAAGAAGTTTTTCTTTACGAGGTTCAGAGTCAGAACCGAACCAATCACTAAGACTATCTTTATATAACTTATCATTTTGAAGTTTAACCAGAACTGGGCTGTGTATAATATCTCGATACTCAACATCCTCAAGAGCTGCAAGCCCTTTCTTATATTCAACATCCCAACCCTTTGAACCTGATTTCTTTTCCCATACAGAATATTCTTCATTTGAATAGAACGGTTTTACCTCTTTACCTTTCTTTGCAACAACAAGTGGAGTCATTACTTTAAATATTCGACCTTGATCAAATAGTTCTGGCCAATACTTATTAAAGAAGTTTATTAGGAGAGCTGCAATTGAGTCTCCATCTGGATCTGCATCAGTATAGATATAAACTTTTCCATATCTAAGATCCTTGGGTTCTTCTCCTAACTTAATTCCTAATGAAGCCATTAACTGAACCACCTCGTCATTCTGAATAACTCCAGAATTTGTCATCTCACTTACATTTAGGAACTTACCCTTTAATGGAAATGCTCCAAAGTTCTGAGGATCTCTAAACTTACGAACTGCCGATAAGGCAGACATACCTTCAAATATTCCAAGAACACATTTGTTGCGGTCCTTGCCTTTTGCATCAATTAATTTTAAGACTTTAGTATTTGCAAGAGATTTATTTAGTTTACGAAGTTCAGCTCTCTCATCTGCATTTTTCTTTTGCTCAATCCAATCCAGTAGAGACTGAATTACTTCTGATGTAAATACTGCCTTTGCAAATTTTTCAGTTACATCGTGTTTGGTACCAAAATCTTTAGGTTCAGTAATTAACTTCTCTTTAGTTTGGGAAGAGAATGCTGGATTTAAGACTGTACAATTTATAAAAAGAAATAGATGGTTTTTTATTTCAGACGGTTTAACTTCAACCTTGTGTTTTTTCTTAATCATGGTACGTAAGTACTCAATAACTTGATTTAAGATATAAGCTTCATGAGTTCCGCCGTCTTTGGTTTGAATTGAATTAACAAATGAAATAGATTGATAACCTTCTTTTGAAACGCCCATTGCAAATTCCCAGTCCTTTGACTTTTCCCAAATTGAATCCTTTACATAGAGATCAACGTATTCTTTAAATGTTTTAAACTTAAACTTTTCTCCATTGAATTCTAATTTAAGGCCTGGATTTGCTGCCGCAATATCAATAACCCGTTTGCGCATCATCTTCCAATTGCTTGCATTAATCTCTTTCATTTCAAATCTGGCCAGATCTGGAACATAAGTAATCTCAGTAAAACCTTGGCTGCTGCGACTAATTTTGGCAGGGGTTCGGTTTGCCATGTTATTGGTAAAGGTTTGTAGCAAACGATTCTTGCCATCAGCTGTATCAATAACAAACCTCTTTGAGAATATATTAACTAGCGATGCACCTACTCCATTTGTACCTGCAACAGTACGACCTTCATCGTCATTAAAATTTGAACCAGCTCTAAGATTCGAAAAGATTAATTCTGGAATCCAAACTTTATGCTGCGGATGTTGAACTACTGGGATTCCGCCATTATCCCAAATAGTAATAGTATCTAGGGTAGTAGTTACTTTAATTGTATTGATTTTACCTGAGCGCTTATGCTCATCGACTGAATTTGAAATGATCTCATCAAACAGCTTAAGAAAACCTGGGTTATATGTGAGTTCGTATTTTTCATAGACTCCATCTTCTAGGATCCATTCATTTCCGGTATGAGGTTTAGTAGAACCAATATACATGCCCGGTCTTTTTAGTACGTGTTCAATCTCGTCGAGTAATTGATACTTCTTTCCTATGTCTTTGTTCGATGCCATATTTTTATTGTATTTGTAAAAGTACTAAAAGTTTTTAAATAGAGTTAGATTCTTTTAAACTAACTCATATTATTCAGATTTATCAGTTAATCTGTATTCTAAATAACAGTATCCATTGTAACACATTAGTGTTAAGTAAAACCACACGTTTCCTACAAACGGATCAGCCTTCTTTAATATAACATCAACTGCTATAATAATCATAAAGCCAAATAATAGTTTTAAAAGATATTTAATATAGTTCCACATATTAGCCTTGTTTGTTTAATGATTCTATTTTATACTTAACATTTAATAATGCTTCAATAACATTATCAGATGCACCTAACTTTGATTCAGCAGATAAAGTAATTATGATCCATTCATTAAGTTCATTAAAAATGTCTTCTTGGCATTGATTATAACCCATTACATAATCATAAGCAGATGTTCCATCTTCATTACCAATAGATTCTGCATAGGCTTTTGCTTTTATTACTATTTCTGCTTGTGTTTTCATATTAGTTTTGTTTTTAAATTTAATACCTTTCTTCAAATCCTATTTTTGATAAAGGATATAATCCCATTAAAAAAGGAATTACACTTAGTATTTTTTCATGTGGTTCACCTATAATTATTACTAGTATTCCAGATGCTATCATTGTTAAAGAA